GTCAGTTCTAAATTGGATACGACGTGCTATTCGGGATGAAGAATATAGTGGAAGGGTGTGGGACGTCCTTCCGATCTAAATCTTACATCCTAGTAGCATAAGATGCATGGCGACCTAGTCCCAAAGTGGGACCTAACGGCACAGGACCAGTAGTTTCCTGGTGGTCCATAAAATTACCGACGGCTCCATGGCCACTCAAGCGGATACCTGAATCTGCAGCTGTTTCTTAATGTTATTATCTTTTGCAAATATTACAACGCTTAAATTACCACAATCTTGCTGGTGAACGTCAATGTCAACAGTTGATGTTAAATGATGGCTCAAACACTCAATGTAATCAGGTGAAAACTTCATGTTACACATCTCCTTAATGTCAATTCCTTGCTTATGAATAATGTAGCACAACAACATATGTCTAAACATATATTCTGAACTACCATACTCAACCAATTCGTCAATATCATGAAGTAAAATTTGATTATTTACTAGTTTAAATGGTGTAATAACTGATGATTCCTTTTCGGCGATGTATCGTTTGAAGAATTTACCATATACTTGGGCGATTGATTTATACTCTGGTTTGAATGTTTTAGCCTCTTCTAATAATCCATTCTCCTTTAGATCATTACTAATTAAGACACAAATCTTTTGAATAGCTCGTTTCTTACTGCTATCGGTACACTGGTGCTGGAAATCAAGAAATTTACATTCAATTACAAAGCGTGGGTCGTGACTTGGACCCTCACAACCCACAGTTTCAAAGTTAAGTGGCAGGCCTTGACTCCTAGCGAAGCTATGTACTACAGATACAGGATCCATCTTGAGATCTTACTCTTACGCAAGCGCTATCAATTTTTAATAC